AAGGTCGGAGGTGGGAGTCCTTCTGCTAAATTTCACATATTAAGTAAGGGAACTACCTCTGCGACTACAGGACTACTTGTTGAGAGTAACATTGGTACAGACTTATTGAAAGTAACCGATGATGGTGCAGTGCAGTTAGGTGTTTATGGCAGTGGTACTTTTACAGGTACAGCAGCCTACACACTAGCAGTGGATTCGAGTGGTAATATTATAGAGACATCAGGAGGAGGAGGTACGCCTGATTTAGATGCTGTAACTACAGCAGGAAACACAACTACTAATAGCATCACGATAGGGTCAGCAACAGCAGGCACAGCAAAAGTTAATATTGTTGGTGCTGATGCAACAGATGCTAATGACGCATTACTTGTTGAGAATAGTAGTGGTAATGACTTATTTAAAATTACTAACAGTGGTAATTTTTATATGAGTCACGCAACAAGAACAAACTCCATTGTAATTAATAATGTAGATACAACAGGAACAGGAACATATAGTACAATATTAGGTTATCAAGCAGCAGATGGTACAAATGTAAATGGTCTATATTTGACTGCAATAGGAACAAGGGCAGCACAACTTGCAAATGGTGGTACATTTTCTGTGGTAGTAGGTATGAACGCAGCTAGAGCTGCTGCAATATTGAGCAACGCTGTTGTCGTTGGTATGAACGCAGTAAATGGTTCACAAGGGTTTCAAAGTTCCGTAGCTGTTGGTCGTTCAGCAGGGGAATCATCAAATTTGATTTATTCTACTGTTTTGGGTTATTATTCAGGTAGAGCATTGGGAACTACACAAAGGTCTTATAATACATATGTAGGCTATAATGTTGCTAGTTCATCTAATAATCAAAGTGGTAATACTTTTATAGGTTCTAACATACAAAACAGTAGTACAGAGGCATTGAATAATACTGTAATTATTGGTTCAAATAATGCAGAAAGATTAAGGATAGATTCAACAGGTAAGTTTAAGTTTGATAGCTATGGTTCAGGTTCGTTCACAGGAACAGCAACTGTAAACTTAGAAGCTGACTCTAGTGGTAATGTGATAGAAAGATTAGAAGAAAGAGGTACATTTAGTGGCACAACAGATAGTGGTGGTAGATTAAATATTTCTCATAGTATAGGTGTTACACCTACGATTGCAATGATTACAACTGATGCAGTCGGTGGTAGCACTATTGTGACTGCAAGTGTAATATCTAAAACATCAACTACTGTTACTATAATTACTAATCAAGCATCAACAGCAATTTCAGGATATTATATTTTTAGTGAATAACAATTAAAACTTTTTAAAAAATGGCATTACAATATTCAAAAGACCTTTATGGTAAAACATTCGCAGAGGCTTATGTTAGGATTTCTCAAATCAGAACTAGACAAGATGTTCAACAAGAAAATGTTGGATTAGAAAATGAGGGAGCTATAGAAAAAATTATTGTGGGAGAATGTATTATTCAGATATTCCCTGACCAAGCAACTAGAGAGGCAGGAGGTCAACCTATGGAGATAATGAGAGAAGATGTTACCTTTGATAAGACATCAACAGATAACTTTTATTCTCAAGCATACACCTATTTAAAAACATTAGATGAGTTTGCAGGTGCTGTGGATGCTTAATAGTATATAACCCTACAAAAAATACAAAGATGTCATTGCTAGATAAAAATACAAATGTAAGATTGTCGATAAAAGACTTTGGTTCTGTCGCTTTAATTATTGGTACTGTTGTTACAGTCTATGTTTCATTAAGGGCAGATATTGCCGAAGCGAAAGAACTGCCACCTCCTGTAATAACAAAGGAGCAATTTCAAAATAGTATTGAGAATACTAAGCATGACATCAATATTGTTAAGGAAGATGTAAAAGAAATAAAAGATATGCTCAAGAAACTTGAGGATAGAATATATGAAATCAAATGACAATAGACAAGATTATAGTTCACTGCTCTGCAACTCCCGAAGGTCGGGATATTGATGCTGCCAAGATTGATGAGTGGCACAAAGGTCGTGGTTGGAAGATGATAGGCTACCACTTTGTTGTGAAGCTAGATGGAATCATTGAGTTGGGGAGACCATTAGATATGCAGGGCGCACACACCAAAGGGCATAACAAAGACTCTATAGGTGTTTGTTATATCGGTGGTTGTGACAAAAACATGGATGCCAAAGACACAAGGACAGAAGAGCAGAAAGAGTCTTTGCTACTGCTATTAAAGACACTAAAGAGAATCTATCCCAACGCAGTCATTCATGGGCATAGAGATTTTTCTCCTAAGTCCTGTCCATCATTTGATGCTACTGAAGAATATAGCTGCATATGAAAAAGATATTAGAAAAGATATTTGGGGTAGGCTCAAGCGTGGTTGACGATGTAGCCAATGCACTTGACAGGTTCATAAGAACTAAGGAGGATAGGGATGCTTTTGAAAAGGAGATGACAGAAATCTTTGTTCGTGCAGAAGCCGAGATGCAAAAGAATGTATCGGATAGGTGGAAGTATGACATGGAGTCCGACTCATGGCTATCTAAGAATGTAAGACCTTTGGTTCTTGTATTCTTGATTTTTAGCACAATCTTACTTATTTTTATAGAAGCAGGTAATATAGACTTCTTTATAAAAGAAGAATGGATAGGTTTGCTTCAAATGATATTGCTTACCGTTATTGGTGCATACTTTGGTGGTAGGTCTATAGAGAAAGTAAATAAATCAAGGAATAAATAAATTTAATTATGAGTAAATTAACAGAAGAGCAATTAAAAGAATTGCAAGGTTTAAATCAAAAAAACCAAGAGATACGATTACAGCTTGGAGAACTAGAAGTTCAAAAGGCTATACTACTGCCACAGGTAGATGTAATCCGTAAAGAGTTCGCAGACCTTGAAGCAAGGCTAATCAAGGAGTATGGAGAGAACGCTACGATAAATATTCAGACAGGAGAGGTTTCTCACAAGGAGGAATAGATAACCTGATACGATGATTATGGATAAGGGGGCGTAAAAAGGGTCAAGCCTTGATATGCCCTATTTTAATTTAATGATACATGGAAGGTATAATAAGAAAAATATCCATAGGGCATGATTATAAGAACAACGCTATGCACTATATCGTTGGTCAGGATGTCCTCAATGGAGCATATCAAATATGCGAGATTTTAAAGACTTCGGATAACGGAGTACGCATATATATATTAAAGGGCGATGAGATATTTCTTTGGAAGTCCTTTAATGAAAATATGCCAATGTCTATTGAATACAACATAAACATATAAATATGCCAACATTTAAAAGAGTAGAAGGCGAAGAGAACCTCTTCGTTGATGAAAACGGAAACAACTATACCGTAACAGGTGGAGAGATGAAAGAGATAGAGATAGAAGTAAAACCGAAAGAACTGACATTTGAAGAGAGACTTGCGATGATGGATGAGAAAATAAAGGAAGGAGTAATTAAATGTAATTTAGATAATCCCGAAGATTGCGAAGCCTGTGGAAGTTAAATCACTATATGAATTTATTGTAAGACCTGTAGGTGGGAAAAGATATAATAACACCAAGTCTATAGGTGGAATTGATTTTGTTATAAGTACATCGGAGGAAGACCACAAGTATGCAAATAGAGAGGCAGAAGTTCTTCAGGTTCCGTTGAACTACGAGGGAGATATAAAGGTTGGAGATACATTATTGGTACATCATAATGCTTTTAAGTTCTACAATGATATGCAGGGTAGGAGACAGAGTGGTAAAAGTTTCTTTAAGGATGATTTGTTCTTTATAGACAACGACCAATTTTTTATGTATAAGCAGGATGGAGAATGGAAGCCACATGATAGATATTGCTTCGTGTCTCCTATACCACCACAGGACAGCTATATCTTCAAGCCATTCACACGAGAGCCATTGGTTGGGGTTATGGAGTATCCAAACAAATATCTTTCAACACAGGGCGTTAAAAAGGGCGATAGGGTTATTTTTAAACCTGAGAGTGAATATGAATTTGATGTGGATGGAGATATTATGTACAGAATGTTTGACCATCAAATAGTTGGAGTAGTATGATTTGTATTAGGCTTGATGATGTGTTAGAGAATCCTGATGATTATGTAAGTGGCATAATGGATGGAGTCTTTGCTGATGTAGAAACAAGATCGGGTGTATTTAGAGGCATACAAGTTAGGCAAAACGACTTGTTTGAATTCTATATAAAAAGAATATTACCTAATTATGATTGTGTATTAAACTTTGTAAGGAAGTCTCCAAGAAATCAAAAAGAACCCAACTACATACACAAGGATGATATGCATGGGGATAAGACTGTTATTTTATATTTAAACAAAAAGCACCCTAGTGGTTATGGAACTACTTTATATGATGAAAACAAGAACCCTGTGATTGTAAATAAAGCAAGTTACAATAGCGTTTTTATTTTTGATTCGCATATTAACCACTCAAGGAATATTGAAGAAAACTTTGACACAAGATTAATTCAGGTAATGTTTTTAAAATTAAAATGAAAGAAGTAAACGAACTTAAATCTAAAATAATAGCAGCAGGCAAGCGAGCAGTAGAGCAGCTTATCAAGGTTGCCAATGAGGAAATCATTACAGGTGGGGATGATGATGTGGCAGCAGATAGATTAAAAAACGCAGCAGCATCTAAGAAGCTAGCAATCTTTGATGCCTTTGAGATACTAAGCAAAATAGAAGAAGAAAGAGAAAGGCTTACAGGCGAATCGCCATCAAGCAGTAACATAAATACAAACACAGGATTTGCAGAACGAAGGTCTAAATAATATACTATATGAAGTAGTAAAGGACTACATACCCAAGAATGTTCTTACCAAAAAGAACAGGAACAAGTCGTGGGAGTATGGTTATAATAAAGACTATGATCTTGTTGTAATATCTAAGACAGGACAAATAGGAGAGATATATAAAATTGAAGGGTTATTTATTGCACTTCCTAAAACACCTAAGTCATGTCACGAAAGTCACTTTCAAAAATCTGAACAATATTGGGAACGAACAGAATTACCTAAAGAGTTATCAAGAATCAAGTCTATCTTTCAATGGAATCAAATGCCATCAGATTTTAAATCAAGATGGGTTGGATATATAGAAGAAGAGTTTGATAGAAGAGAGGATGGTTATTGGTTTATGAATAATGGTAAGCCTACATACATCACAGGCTCACACTATATGTACTTGCAGTGGACAAGTATAGATGTTGGCTACCCCGATTTCAGAGAGGCTAATAGGATTCTATATATATTTTGGGAAGCATCAAAGGCAGACTCAAGAGCATTTGGGATGGTGTATCTAAAGATTAGGCGTAGTGGATTCTCATTCATGTCTTCATCCGAGTGTGTGAATGTGGCTACCCTTGCAAGGGATTCAAGAATTGGCATACTATCAAAGACAGGTACGGATGCTAAGAAGATGTTTACCGACAAGGTTGTGCCTATCAACTCTAAGCTACCATTCTTCTTCAAGCCTATCATGGATGGTATGGATAAGCCAAAGACAGAGCTAGCGTACCGAGTACCTGCATCTAAGATTACCAAAAAGAACATGCACACCATAGACGAGGACTTTATGGATGGACTAGACACCACAATAGATTGGAAGAATACAGACGACAACAGCTACGATGGAGAAAAGCTATTGTTATTAGTACACGATGAGAGTGGAAAATGGATAAAACCAAACAACATTTTAAATAATTGGAGAGTTACTAAGACCTGTTTAAGATTGGGTAGGAAAATTATAGGTAAGTGCATGATGGGTTCTACAGCCAATGCACAGAGCAAGGGTGGTGGCAACTTTAAACATTTATACTATGATTCCAAAACTGAAACTCGAAACAAAAATGGGCAAACGAAAAGTGGCTTGTATAGTCTTTTTATTCCTATGGAGTGGAATATGGAAGGCTTTATTGACCGATTCGGGATGCCTGTTCTGCGTACTCCTTCTAAGCCTATTCTTGGTATTGATGGCGAGATGATTGATGTTGGTGCTATAGATTATTGGGAGGCAGAGGTTGACTCTTTGAAAAAGGATGCTGATGCACTCAATGAATACTATAGACAGTTTCCAAGAACGGAGTCACACGCTTTTAGGGATGAGAGTAAGTCTTCGATATTTAATCTTACAAAGATATATCAGCAGATAGACTATAATGATTCTATGATTAGGGAGCATTATGTGACTAGGGGGTCTTTCCATTGGAAGGATGGCATAAGAGACAGCCAAGTAGTATGGAAGCCTGACTCAAGGGGTAGGTTCTCTGTATCGTGGTTACCACCGAAGCATCTGCAAAACAAAATAAATAAAAACTACAGAGGAGAAATAACCCCTGCTAATGAACACATCGGAGCATTTGGTTGCGATAGCTATGACATTAGTGGAACAGTAGGAGGTGGAGGCTCTAACGGTGCGTTGCATGGATTGACTAAGTACAATATGGATGATGCACCAAGTAACGAGTTTTTCTTGGAGTATGTGGCACGACCACAGACAGCAGAGATATTCTTTGAAGAGGTGCTGATGGCTTGTATATTTTACGGTATGCCGATACTTATAGAAAATAATAAACCAAGACTGCTATATCATTTCAAGAATAGAGGGTACAGGAGGTTTTGTTTGAATAGACCTGATAAACCTACACATAGGTTGTCAAAGACTGAGAAAGAGTTAGGTGGAATACCAAACTCATCGGAAGATGTGAAGCAGGCACACGCTGCTGCAATAGAGTCGTATATTGAAAAGCATATAGGTTTTGATTTGGAGGGGGAGTATAGACCATCTGAAGAGATGGGAATTATGCCATTCAATAGAACACTACAAGATTGGGCAAAGTTTGATATTACAAATAGAACAAAATATGATGCTTCAATTAGTTCAGGGTTAGCGATAATGGCGTGTCAGAAGCACAAGTACCTACCCGAAAAAACAAAGTCAAAAATAAGCATTAACTTTGCAAGGTACAATAACATAGGAACTACAAGTGAAATAATAAGATGATAAAGAATGTCAACATATATAACACAGGGTTTCCTGACCAATTAGCATCCAATGCTGAAAAGAACTCTGAAGAGTTTGGATTAAAGGTGGGTCAGGCTATTCAATATGAATGGTTCAAGAGAGACTATGGTAACTGTAGATTCTACAGTAATTGGTCAGAGTATCATAGACTTCGACTATATGCAAGAGGAGAGCAGTCTATCAAGAAATATAAAGACGAGATTGCTGTAGATGGAGACCTATCTTATCTTAATCTTGATTGGACACCTGTTCCTGTTATACCTAAATTTGTTGATATTGTGGTTAACGGAATGTCCGATAGACTTTTTAAAGCAAAGGCTTATTCTCAGGATGCTCTATCTCAGGAAAAAAGAAGCAAGTATCAGGATATGATTCAAGGTCAAATGTTGGCTAAAGAGATGTTGACTATAATACAAGAAAACACAGGAATCAATCCATTTATAACACAATCAGAAGATCTGCCAAATAATGACGAAGAACTTGCATTGTATATGCAATTAAACTATAAGCCTGCTATTGAGATTGCAGAGGAGGAGGCTATTAACACTGTGCTAGAAGAGAATCATTATTTAGACCTACGCAAAAGAGTTGATTATGATTTAGCTGTTTGTGGATTAGGTATAGTAAGGCATGAGTTTCAACAAGGAGCAGGAGTAAATATCTCATATGTTGACCCTGCAAATGTAGTGTATAGCTATACAGAAGACCCTCACTTCAAAGATTGCTTTTATTGGGGCGAGGTTAAAAATGTACATCTGTCCGAGATATATAAAATAAAACCTGACATCCGTAAGGAAGACATGGAGTTGATTAGACAGGCAGGGCAGGATTGGTATGACTATCATAACTTAGAGCAATTTTACGATGCAGAGTTGTTTAGTAGAGATACGGTAACACTTTTGTACTTTAACTATAAGACAACCAACAAGATTGTATATAAGAAAAAGATTCTTGAAACAGGTGGAACTAAAGTAATTGAGAAGGATGATACTTTTAACCCACCACAAGAGATGTTGGAAGAAGGAAGATTTGAAAAGATAGAGAAGACCATTGATGTATGGTATGATGGTATTATGGTAATGGGTACTGATATTGTCATCAAGTGGGAGATGGCTAAGAATATGGTTCGCCCTAAGTCTTCATCTCAGCACGCACTACCTAATTATGTAGCAGTAGCACCGAGAATGTATAAGGGTGCTATTGAATCATTGGTTAGGAGGATGATACCATTTGCTGATTTGATTCAGA